TTTTAAAATTGGTCTATACTCTTCATTCCATATTGTATATTTGTCTAAACCAAAATCAAAACCCATATCAATTAACTCATATACCGTTATGGTCTTTTGACCCTCATCGCAATTAATCACAATTATCACCATCCATTTTATTGCTAGTCATTAAATCTTCTAACTCTTCAAATGCATCAATACTTAATTTTAATTCAATCTTTTGACCAAACTTCTTATTGATTTCATCAACGGCTTTTTTTCTAACTTTATAAAATGATATTTTATTCAGAAGAATTTCTTCATTGTTTTGGTCAGCTTCACTTGTTACAAGTCTTTCAGCTTTTACAACATTAACGTTGTTAACCCCAAAATGTGTTAATGCTTCATTTTGAATTTCTTTTCTCAATGTGTTAAGGCTTGCAGTATTATCTTTTACATGCATATCTAAGCTTGTTACGCTTACCATGTCTTGGAATTTATCAGATACATAGATATATGGTATTCCATTTGTTTTGTCTGACATAACGCTTTTCGCTGATTCTTTTAAATTTTCGGGGCATACTACAAGAGTTGGGTTTTTAAGTTGCTCTAAATTAACATCCATTGTTTTTAAAATGTTACCTAATCTTTTGGCAAAAAAGTTTACATTACCAACGCTACTCTCTCTAAAAATGTCATTCCAAATAACAACACAATCACTTGCCTTTACATACTCTTTAATCTTATTAATTCCCCAAGCATTATAACCAATAGGTTCTTCATAATCATTTAACCCGATTGGTGTTGCTTGCGCTATCACATAGAAACCCATTTGAGATTTAAAAAAAATCAACATTCCGTTGTTGAAAAGTTTATCTTCAATAAATCTTGAACTTATACCATCGGGCAAATTTTCCCAAGTAAACATTGTCATTAATAAACGTTGGAACTTTTTATAATAGAAATTATATTCTATCAAACTTTCTTGAACTCTCCAAGTTGCAAAACTTTGTGCAGATTTTCCCATAACTATTCACCCCCAACTATATTATTATTTGTGTCATATTCATATAGATAATTTTCATCGTGCCAAAATGTGCAACCATTATCCAGCATCATTCCCAATGCTCTAGAATCTTCTGTTGGAATATTGCCAGTGACAACGCATCCAACGGTTTTAATGTAATTCCACTTTTCACGTGTGTTAATATAAGGCAATCCGACTCTATTAACTTGATATCCAAACATTTGAAAATAAGTATCTATGATTCTAGCATATTCGGGTTTAATTCCTGTTTGTTCAATAAAGAACGTTGCAGTATCTCTAGCCATGTCAAGACCACTTGTAGTTGTTGACCCTTTACAAGTATTTGGTTGTACTTTAGCATCACTAACACTAGCTACAAGAGAACGCATAGTATTTTGGAAATTAGTATCATTTAATAGATTACTATTTGATAAATCATTCCTAGCGTTAATATTAGCTTGATTGTAGTCTAACGCATTATTTGCTAAACCACCAATCATATTAGTTCCTGCTCCGAAAAAATTCATAGAACCTAGCGCATTAGCAGTTGAAACTCCAGTATTTATTAACCCTTTAGCTTGTTGTGTGTCTGCATTACCTAATGCATTATTATAGTTAGAATTAGCAACATTGCCTTGTGCAGAATACATTGCTCCTGCGTTAGCACTTTGTGAACTAATTGAGTTTCTATGTTGTGCAAACCAGTTAGCATAATTGTCATTATTCCAAGAACATAAACCAAAATCAGACATTGTTATACTATCGTCAATTGCGAAAGCTTTACCACAGTAATTTTTTGGTGTTAATGAAATTGTTGGATTTTGAGTTAATACACTTTCAATTAGAAATTCAATATTGTCAGCATCACTAAAATTTTCTAATTTCAATACAACGTTACCACCACTAGAATTTTTAACAGTTATAAAGTTGTATGGATATGTGTACACCTTTTTATTATATGGTGTGTATTCATCCCCCTTGAATGGGAAATTATGTGCTTGTTCTTCCCATGATAATGTTTCAGTTCCTTGTCTAATTCCCTCACTACCATACAACGTTGTTCCACTTGAAAGATTTAATAATTTAGATGGGAATGTGAATATAAATCCTATTGCATCTGCTTTACCATTGGTACAAATTCCACTTATTAAATCGCTTAAATCTTCATGGTCAGCATATAGGTAATGTTTAATTTTATAACCCGAATAAGTTCTTCCGTATATTCCACCACTTAACTCGCCATCGCCATATGGAGATATTCCTATAATGAATGATGGGTTTCCAGTTAGACATTCAGCAGGTTTTTTAGTGTATGTGATATACTCACCTAACTCGAAATTCTCTAGTATTGTATGTCTACCAAAAACATCATCGGCAACGTGTTCACGTTCTATAAAACAAGGTCTATATATTATTTCAAATAGCCAAGTTTGGAAAACATCAATTTGAATTGTAATTTCTGTAACTTCTTTAGCAACGTAATTTTTAGAAACAACCCAAAAATAGAAAATCTTTTCTATACCCTTATAAGTGTTTTTGTAAAAACCGTAATTACATTCCTGCAATTCGTCAACATAACCATTGAAACTAATCTTTTCCGACCTTGGTTGAAACCTACAATTTTCAGCAACAAATTTTACTTTGTTGCTGAAATAAGTTTCTTGTTCTGTTATATCTAAAAAAGTTAGTTGATTTTTAGGAGATATTACAACACTACATAATGAAATGGATGTTTCTATATTCTCACTCACTAATCTACGGTAACTGTTTTACCGAAAGCAACACAGTTACCAAATAATGATAGGTATAACCATTGCCAGTGTTGAAGCCATACGTTATATTCCATTGATGATTGAATATATAAAGAATCTGTTTCAAACACATCATCAATAACGTTGATAGCTTCAATGTCAGCAAGTATTGCATAAGTATCAAACCTATGAGTTGCATCACCCTCAAAAGCTTCAGTAGGGAAGTTGTCCACTTTTACTGTCATAGCTTTCAAGCTTGCTATTTCCATATGGAACATTTGTGCAAGAACTTCATAATTAACTTCATTTTGAATATCTGCACGTATTAACAATACTTGGTTTTGTGTTTCGCAGAATGTTACGCACTTAGTTTCTCCTGCCGTAATTTTACTTGCGTTAACTAAGTTATATCCGTTAAATGCAGTATTTGCAAAAGTAAAATAGTCAGACATATTTGATAAATTTTTAGCTATTTCTTTTGGTTGTGTGATATCACACTCGATCAATTTCATATGTTTCTTATCAATATTTTTAGCGAATAAATCTTTTGTTAGATTGAATTCATCTATAGCATCACCACTATATAACGCATTTATTACGCCACCATACCATGAATTAAATTGTTGTTCAGAAGTGAATGCTCGCATTATTTCTTTTTTACTTATTGAAGTTGGATATGTGTGTTGTCTGTTTAACCCAAAATAACAAACTTTACCATCGGGTTTAGTTGTTTTTAAAAGTAATGTTCCATCTGTTGAATATTCTGTACTTACAGTTGGATTGATAAAAATTTCTTCAATGGTATTTCCCATTGGTTTACCGAAACCAGTTTTTAATTTTGCTAATGGATTGGTATATAGTTTACTTTTTATTGAACTTAAAGCAACTTTATTAATTAAAGCCGTCATAAATTCATTCATAATATTTTTATCAGACGTTATTGCATTCCCTATTGAAGCAAGATTTTCTCTTGTCGCAGGGTCTACTCTAGTTTGATAATCTAATGTTGCGTTGTCCCTAATAGTTGCTAGAATTTCTATTGCACTTGGCATTATTTATTCCCCCTTAATTCATTAAACATTTGATTTTCTAAATCCTCATAAGTTTTCTTAATTGGTGGTACATTATCAGTAACATTATTTACATTACTATTATTATGTTGATTAACTAATTCAACTTGATTTGTGTTTTGTAAAAATAACTCATTATTCAACTTTGCAAATTTTGTTGCTTGTTCTTCTGCTTTTAATCTTTCAGTAGTAGCAATTTCAACTTGTACTAATGTTTGTGTATAGTCATTACTTAATTGCGTTAATAGTCCAATTCTATCAGCATCATTGTCAACAGTTCTTAGTTGGGTTATGATTGCATTGTGTTCATCAATCGTCATGTTGTTGTTACCTCCTTTTCATCTAACTTATGTTGCTTTATTTTTGCAACATTAACTGCTTTTGTTTCAGCTTGTTGCGTTGCATTTTGAGTTATAAACTTAACGTTCAAATAATCATAACATACGCTCTCGCCATTGGATATTATTATTAAACCGTCGTTCCTAACATCTCTAATTATATATGATTTATCATCAAATGTCAATCTATTCCCTAGATAATTTTTCCCAACTTGACGTTTATTGTGATTAAAGGAAGATTTCATTAAAATGCTATCACCGAAATTAAGTGTTCGTAAGAATAAAATAAAGTCTGCCGTTAATGGTGTTAAAATATATGGTGTTGTTATTAACTTTTTATATACTGCTGATAAATCAGAATAATCGGTGAAATATTTTGTATATACTGTTAAATAGTCATCACCATAAACGTCGGATGGTGGGTCTACTGGGTCGGGTGGTGGGTCAATAACTCCTCCACCTTGATAAGTCATTGAACTATTAAAACTTAATGCAGATGGTATTCTTGTACTTGATAGATGGTTTGTTTCGGGTGCAGGACGTTCCCAACAATAACACCATGCAGATGTTAAAAATTCAACGGTGTCTGTTCCTGCTCTAAATTGTGATATTGGGCATGAAAAACTTATTCCACCAGTGACAGAACTAGCAGGAGGATTAATCCACTGCAAATCTGCGCCTGTTATACTTGCATTCTCTCCAGTTAATTCACTCCACATAAATTGACATTGATGCGCTAAATCTGTTCCGTATGCTTCGAGTTGTGTTCTTCTTGAAAACGACCATTGACACAACCCGAAACCAATTCCGTTACCAACTTCTATTAAATTTGGACTCCAATCACTTTCTCCAGTTATATTTCCCATTATAGCAACGATAGATTTATGTGGTAAACCTTTATCATGTAAAAAGTCATATACATATTGTTGTATCTCGTTTGACGTCAACTTAATTCCTCCTATAAGAAAAGCACCCCTAAGAGTGCCTTAATTTATTCTGTTTTATCTCCGATTCCTGTTGTACTAGGGTCAACGATAATACCTAATATTATCCCTATCGTTAACACTGTATTCATTATGTCACTCCAATTAGTTGGGAATATTTGATACCCTAATTGTTGTGTTAGTAATACGATTGCACTTATAATTGCCACCCAAAACGTTTTATTTTTTAATCTTGCTTTCCAATTAATCATTATCTCTTATCCTCCTAAAACTTTGTGTATCTTCCAATACTGCTATTTTTATTGAATGTTCATGTATTAACTTATCATGTTCACATAACCTATTATTAACACCAGTATTTTGTGTTATAAGCATGTCCACTTTTGTAATTAAAATGGTCATGTCTTTTGTAAATTTTATAGTTTCTTTTTCTTTATCTTTTTTGAGTAAATATTCATATCCCATTATTGCGACAAATGCACTTATAAAAGGTAATACGTATGGGATTATTTGTTGTATCACATCTAACGCACCTCACTTCCATTCTTAGTTTCTATTCCCCAAATAGTCAATTTCATATCTGTTCCAAATTGTTCGCTATCAACATCACATTTTCGTTGAGTTGTGAAAAAATCTTCAATATCGCTAACAATTGCATCCCCTTGTATTTTTTGGTCAATAGTGATAATTGCTAATTTTCGTCTTATTATATTACTCATAATGCACCTACATTCCTAATATTTTTCGCCATGTTTTTTCTCCGACAATTCCATCACCATCTAAACTTCTATCCTCTTGATATTGGATAACAGCTTGTCTAGTTTGTTCGCCAAAATATCCATCAATTACAACATTATCTAAATTACTTTGCAGATATTTTGTTAACAAACCGATAGTTCCAATCCTTAATATTGGTAATGCTGATAATGTTAATTCCCCTGCAATACCATCAACTTCCAACGGTTTATCGTTTTTATCGGTATGTCCTTGATTATTTAGTTGATTTTGTAACCATTCAATTGAGAATACATCGCTAATTTCAAACTCTTCTGAAAATGGTATTTGATTATCAATAAAGAAGATATCTTCATTTAATAATATGTTAACATCTAATCCACCATTACTGAATGCGTATTCTTCCGAACTTTCAGTATACTGCCAAGCACATATATTGCAACCATAAAGTTCGGGAACATCGTCGCCGTAATCAGCAACCCAAAAAACGTGGGATTGTCTAAACGCTAAAGAAAAATGTTCTTCTATGTAGTATCTGCCACTATAGATAATCATGTTTTGACCACTTAGTCTGTAAAATTCTGAAATAAACTCTTCGCAATATTTTTCAGCAAATTCACCTAACTCGTCATTATCTCCATTTGATTCAACGTCAAGAACTGGAAATATCTCATATTTCTTGTCCTTAATACAATTCCAAAAATTTTGGGCTTGTGTGTCGGGTGAACTTGTTGCTCTTAGAAAATGATAGAACCCTAATTGAATGTTACCATTTAAAGCATTATAATACTTTTCCATCGAATGGTCTTGATATGTTGTTCCCTCACTTGCTTTCATTATTACTCCTGCAAGATTGCTTGTCCCTATTGCTCCTAAAGATGTGATAGTGTTATGTTCTGAAATGTCTATAAACTTTTTATACATTATTTCACTCTCCTTTTAAATTGTTATGTTAATCATACCACAACATGAAAAATATGACAAGTTATTTATGTAAATAAAAAGTGCCGTATTATATACGACACTTTTGTTATAGGTAAATTGACAACGGAGACAAAACCGTTAGCAAGTCCTCGTCAAAGGATGTCTACTTGCATTATCCAATCTTAGCTACAAGTAAGATTATACAGTAATTACTTGTACAAGTCAATAGCTAAAATATCAAATATATCTGACTTAGTTTTTAAATCGTCAAACCTCAACCAACCTTTTTGATAACTGTCTTTAATATTCTTCCATAAGTACGAATAATGGTTTAACATCATTGTATTTTGGTTGTGGTCACTTGGTTTAAAAGTAACTTTTGTGGCACATGATGGGTCAAAATTTTTGCTGACATACATCATCCCATCGTCATAAAATTCACGTACTCCATAATTTGTATTATCATGTAATATTGTGAATAGATACTTGGAACGTCCTTTTAATTTTCCTACAAATATACTACTATCTGATAAATAGACGTTTTCTGTCGAATAACTCATATATGATTCATCTGCAAAAGCTTGAAAGAATGCGTTTGATTTAATCTCACGTGATGCTGATTCATTAAAACCAAATTCAGCAACCCATCCATTCCCTTTCATAAACTTTGTATCTGTCCTCAAACGTTTATGTATTCCAAATTGAATATAATATGGGTTCATTAGAGTTACGTTGTTTCCTAGTAGGTATACATTAACATGTCGTGATTGTTTTCCTCCTCCTCTTGCTACTGTTAAGTATAGAGATTGGAATTTGTCTATTTCTTTTGGTAGATATTTTCCTGTTTCTGTTTGATATTCATCAAAAATCATATCGTCAACATGAGCGAAAAGTGGCGAATATTTTTTAAGAGCATCGGGATTATTTAAAGTCAATGCAAAACCAAAAGATACTTCATCTAAAAACATTTCATAAAATAAACCGTTAGCATGAGGAACACTTTTAATTGAAATTCCAAGTTCGGGATTTAATGAAAGTACGTCAGTAAAAATTGCTCCACATGATTTTAATTCATAACTATGTCGGTATAATAGTGCAACTTGTTTTCCACTATCTTTAAAATTTTGTAATACTAATTTTAGAAACGAAAACGTTTTTCCTGCTGAACGGTTTGTATTAATTAAATATATTGCAGGTTTTAAATTATCTAAATCTCTCATTCGTAATATTCTTTCGGGACTATAATATTTTATTTCTTTACTCTTTCTTTCAATTTTTTTTATTGTTTCATTAATATTTTTATCTATTTTTTTTTGTTGTTGTCTTTCTTCTATTGTTTTTACTAATTCTTCACTTGCTTTATCTTTACTCATTATTCCTCCTTATATTAAAATTACCCTGTATATAATATACAGGGTAATTTTTCACTCTTGCACTCGTTCAAATTTATTTGTTATTTAGGAAAAAACTCGCATACTGTATAATTCCTTTTTGAACTTTCTGATTTTCGTTTAGATATTTTCATTGGTATTCCATCTTTTAAAAGTTCTGCAATTTGTGTTCCATCAATTTTAGCATCAAGCTTTGTGAAAGCTTCGGTAACTATTGAACCACCAAACGCATATGTTGTATCATCTGCTACTACTACAAAATCTCCATCTGCAGATGTTAAATATCCATAATTTTTTACTGTATAAAGGTCACCATCTTCTAACGCTACTTTTTCTTTTCCATCCATAAAAGGTAATCCACTTGCAGTTATTTCCTTAACTTGACTAATTATATCTTGTAAATTTTTACTCATTTTAATATACCCCATTTCATATATTTATTATTTTGATTCTTTTACTGGTACTGTTTCTTCAACTTCATTTTCATCTTTTGTCTTTGTTTCAACTAATGTTGCAATTTCCATAAACTTATCAACAGGAACTCCATAATATCCAGTAGTAGTTGATTGTGTCATTAACATTACTTTATCAACTTTATGTTTAGTGCATAATTCTGCATCTGTTGGTTTTGGATTTTCTGAATCTGTTTTTAATACTTCTAATAATTTCATGTCCGGAATACCGTTTTTTGTAGCGAATGAAAAAACATTATATGTTTTTCCTATAACTACTCTTCTTATAACTTGTTCTGTTTTCTTTCCCATTATTAATTCCTCATTTCATAATTTAATTTTGTTTTAGTTCTTGTATTTATTGTAACATGATAATGTTTTATTGTCAATCATTATTTTAATAACTATCATCATTATTTTTTGAAATGATATCCCAATATTCAGAAGTTACTCCTAACTCATATGTTGATTCTAGTATTCCAATGTTTGAAGCAGTTAAAAAAGTATCTCCATTAACTTCTATCATCTTAGGTGAACTATCATTGTACCAAGAAGTTGTTCTTCCAACATCATGAAATTGTTTTCCTATCATAAAATTGTCTATGTTACCGACTTGTTTTGCTCCTTTTTCTTTACTCATTCCCGAAACTGTAATTTCAAAAACTTTTTTAAGTTCTTTAGTCTTCTTATCTTTCTTCATTTTCTCAACACAATATTTCTTACTTCCTAATGTTTTAAATCTTAGGTATTCACCGTCATTATCCCACGTTCCTAGATAAAAACGTGTTGTAACCTCTTTACCGTCTACTATGTCTGTACGGTTACTGTAAGCAGGAATGTCGTTGTTTTCAGCTTGTTCTATTAGTTTCTTATTCATTTCCTCAAATTCTACAATATGCTTTTCTTCTATAAACTTGATAGAATCTGTATCATTGTATAGGTTGTCCGAACCTACTATACTTATCATATCTCTCAATCGTTTTCTAGCATTTGCCGTAACAAATACACCCCATTGGTAAGATAAGAAGTTATTTCTTGATTTGTAAAAGCTTTCTAATGCGTCTGTAATTTCGCCGTATGATTCGTTCCATTCCATTTCAAAAATATCATATTGTATATCGCTATGAAGTATTGATGTTACCATCATTCCGTAAGATGAATTTAGTCTGTTTTTTGACTTCATATATTCGTATTCTTTTTCAACGAAACCTTTAAGCTTTGTTTTGATATCGTAATATTCCATTATTTTTAATCTAAATTCTTTAGGTAGTTTTCCTTTTTCTGCATAAATTGCTTTATCTATTTCAAAATATTCAAATTTATAAGTATCTAGTATTATCTTTAAGTCAATATTAGTACATGTTAAACTTATCATTTCTGCTCTTAATATTCTACCATTATCATTTATTATTTTTGATTGTTTTTTACAATGTGCAATGTCAATGTATGGCATAACATTCGAATTGTCTGCATATATATTATAAAAGGTAACATCGAACACACAACAAAAGTGCTCCATGAAGTATTGAAGTTTTTCATCATCTTCAATAGTACAATCACTAAAACGTGAAATAGGGAAGTCGTCCATCATCATACAAGCGGGGTAAGAAGATGATATATCAAATGAATGTACATTCTCTTGGATTGTATTTACTGTGAAACGATTAGCGTGTGTGTCTCCTCCTCTAAATGCTCTTACTAACATTTCATAGTGTTCTTTTGTTAGTTGAGTTTTTAGAAAATTTGTATTATTCTTTTTGTTTGACTTCATAGCTTCACGAAACTCTCTTCTTACATATCCTGTATTTGTGAGTGGTATTGTTGCTATTGTGTCAACTTTTAAAAGTTCTGCTATGCATTGTGCAAGACCTCTAACATCATTGTAACAATAAGCTTCTTCTATTTCTGTAAGTGGTGTTCGTGGTGTTCTAATTTTTCTATAGTCATATTGGTCGAGTAGTTTGTAATGTGTAACGTTACTTGTATTTTCGCAAAATTTAGCTAGTGACATATTTGATATGAAATAAGAACATCGAAATTCAAAACCATCTTTAGTATTAACTTTCATTACTTTTCTTTTCTGACGAGCAAAAAGAGTATCAATTTTTAAGAACTCTTTCATGAACTGAAATTCATACGATAAGTTGTGTACGTATATTGCTAATTTACAATTTTGGCTAAGTCTCATTGCTTTACGTATTTTAAATAATAACGTTTGGAACTCTTCCCATGTTCTACCGAAAACAACTTTATCTAGTATACAAAATTGCCATTGATACATAAACGCATAAGGTGTATATTCATAGTCTTTTTTACCGTTACTATATTCATATGGTGGTTCTATTGTAGTTGATTCTATATCAAAAGTTGCAGGAATATTATAATAAGCACCTTTTCTTGATGTGCAAAGAGGTGCAAATTGTAACTCTTGATATGGAAAATCTTGTGCTGAATATACAGTTTCTTTGACTATTCCCTTGATTGTCTCAACGTTTATGTATCTCAATTAACTCACTTCCTGCCGTAGAATTTTGGTTTGTTGTTATTCCTCCATTTTGCAACTCCAAGTTTTTCTTGTAGTTGGTCTATTGTCATATTGGTATCTAAATATTCATGGAATTTTTTCATAATTGCTTTTGCTGATAATCCACTGTCACGTGCTTCGTTGAATGTTTCAATTACTTGGTCGCTAGATGCCCTTTCCCCCATTTTCGTAAATTCTTCTGCTGATAAGAAATCGAAAAACTCTTTCTCTCTTCGTTTTGGAACTAGTACTCCTTTTTCTTCAAAAGCATTTAAACGTTTTTTGATAGTATCGTTATATCCTTTTTTAGTTGATGTTGGTGCGTTGTAGAAGTGTATCATGTTATCAAGTTGTATTCCAATTTCTGCACCTTTTTTAGCTTTATTATCGAATCTATTCTTTTTACTTTTATCATTTGATGGATTATTGTAATAGTCAGCCATACCGTAAGCATATTGTGTTATTTTGGCTTTCTCTAATTTTTCAAGTTTCTTATTTGATAATTCTGAAATGTATTTTACTGCATATTTTTGTTCCTGTTTCGACATTTTTTTAATTACTGTTGTGTCTATTTGACCTTGTTTTGTCATATCTTTTATTTTAGTTTTAACGTCTATCTCAACACCTTTTAATGTTGAAGATTGATGTTTTAGGAATGATGAAACGGCTTCAAATGTTTTCAACTTTTCTTCTTTATCTTTATATCTTGATTTTTCGGAGAATCTGTTTTTCTCTCTATCTTCATTTATGTTGAATTGATATGCTTGTCTATATGCAAGATTGATTGTGTCCTTTTCCTCTAATAGTGATAGCCTAACGTTGGCACGT